TGCTGCGCCGCAATACAAAGCTCACGGGCCACGTGCCTATCAAGCTGTCCACGATCCACGGTGCCAAAGGCGGCGAGGCCGACAACGTGCTGCTGATGTCGGACCTGTCCACGCGCTTTGCCAAGGACTACGACAAGAATTCGGACGACATCAATCGCCTGCTGTACGTGGGCATCACCCGCGCCAAGCAAACGCTGCACATTGTGCTGCCAAAAAACGAACAGAAAGGCTTCAGACTATGAAGCGAGATATTAAGACCATGCCCATGTTCCCTCGGATTTCCGAGTGGCTGCCGCCGGCATCTTTCCCTAACCTCAGTGAAGCCAAGGAGATTGCAATTGACCTCGAAACCTGTGATCCCAATATGGAAAGTCTTGGCCCTGGTTGGCCTCGCAACGACGGCTTCATTGTTGGCTACGCTATTGCTGTTGACGGTTGGGCTGGCTATTTCCCTATCGCTCATGCTGGTGGAGGCAATCTGGACAAGCGTATTGTGGAACGCTGGATTAGCGGTGTCCTGGCTACGCCTGCAGACAAAATCATGCACAACGCCGCCTACGACCTCGGCTGGCTCAGAGCCACCGGCTTCACGGTAAACGGCACGATCTATGACACCATGCTGGCCGCGCCAGTGCTGGACGAGAACCGCTATGCCTACAGTTTGAACGCCCTGGGCTTTGACTACCTCAAAGAGATCAAGTCTGAACAGGGCCTGAAGGAGTCGGCGCAGGACTTTGGCGTGCACCCCAAAAAGGAGTTGTGGAAGCTGCCTGCCATGCACGTGGGCGACTACGCCGAGCAGGACGCAGCGCTCACCTTGAAGCTCTGGCATCACCTTAAACCACTTCTTATTAAGGATGAAGTTAGATCAATATTTGATCTGGAAACCGAAGTGCTCCCAGTGCTGGTGGACATCACGCTCAAGGGCATTAACTTCAACCGCGCCCAATGCGAACGCCATATAGCTGACATGCGCAAGAAGGAAACCGAAATCTTGAAGTACTTAAAGAGCCAGGCCGGCATGCAGGTAGACATCTGGGCTGCGCAGTCCATTGCCGCTGCATTTGATCGCCTAGGCATCCAGTACCCCAAGACAGCCGCTGGCGCGCCCAGCTTCACCAAGAGCTTTCTGGACACGCACGAGCATCCCATGTCCAAGATGATCCTGGAGGCTCGGGAGTTGAACAAGACCCACGGCACGTTCTTGGAGCCCTACCTAAAGCACAGCGCTAAGGACGGCCGCGTTCACACCCACTTCAACCAAATGCGCAACGAGGAGGGCGGCACCGTTACCGGGCGGCTATCAGCGTCCAACCCCAACCTCCAGCAAGTGCCCGCGCGCCACGAGATCATTGGCCCCCTGGTGCGGGGCCTGTTTCTGCCCGAGGACGGTCAGATTTGGGCAGCAAACGATTTCTCTTCCCAGGAGCCGCGCCTGTTGGTGCATTACGCCACCTTGCTGGGCCTGCCGGGCGCAGAAAAGATGGCGCAGGCCTATCGGGAAAACCCTAATATGGATTTCCACCAGATGGTCGCTGACATGGCCGGCATTAAACGCAAGGCTGCCAAGACGATTGGCCTGGGCTTGATGTATGGCATGGGCAAAGCCAAGCTGGCCACACAGCTGGACTTACCTATGGACGAGGCGAGTGATTTGATTAACACTTTTCACACAAAAGTCCCGTTCCTTAAAGGCACCGTGGACGCGGTCATGAAGCGCATTGAACACCCTGTCTCTGGCGGCTCCATCCGCACCCTCCTGGGCCGCAAATGCCGCTTCCCGCTGTGGGAGCCCGTGGAGTGGGGCGTGAACAAGGCGCTGCCGAAAGAGCAGGCCATCATTGAATACGGCGTGCGCATCAAGCGCGCGGGCACCTACAAGGGCCTGAACCGTTTGATCCAGGGGTCAGCCGCAGACCAGACCAAAGCAGGCATGGTGGCGCTGCACAAGGCTGGCTTTAGGTTGCTGTTGCAAGTTCACGACGAAGTAGCCCTGTCGGTCAGGAACATTGACGAGGCCCGCGAAGCCGCTGACATTATGGCCAAAGCAGTAACCTTAGAGGTCCCCTCCCGTGTCGATGTGGAGACTGGACCAAGCTGGGGAGAGGCATCATGATTTTCCGATACACTGGTAAATTCAATAGAAAGGAGAAATAAATGGGAAGAAGACCCGCACCGCGAACCCAAGTTGTACCTGCTAGTCCAGAGCCCTACATTCGTCAGCCGATAAAGAAGCGCGGTAGACCACGGCGATCAGGTCCTAAAAGAAAGGACCGATATGACGCTGTACGTGCGTCACCCTCCAAGCGCGCCGGGCAGCGCTGGATTACCGTATCCTTACCCGAGGAGGCGTATTTCATGCTCAAGGAAGTCGCCACGTTTTATAAGGTAGGAATGGGCGCGTACCTGCACTGCCTACTGATTCCTGCGTTTGACGTTGCCTATGACGAATCCCTGACGCTACAGCGTATTGCCAAAACAAGAGAGAAAGCTAAAAATGAAATACCAGACCGAGATGACGTTCCCCGTCGAACTCACTTTTGAAGTACTCCCCGCCATGCTGGTGGAGGGCACAGAGTTGCCCGCGCAACTGGACATCACCAAGGTGCTGCTGACCATCGTAGGCCCCAGTGGAAAGCCGCGCCAAGTGGACATCACCAAGACCCTCGCTGAGGAGCAGGTGATGTTGTTTGAGGACGAGATTGCGGAGAACTACCGTGAAAATTCTACGTTTTGAACGCAACGATGAGGCTGTTGCCTGGGCCAAGAAAGTTATTGGCATTGAGGGCATGTCTGGGGATGTCACCACGATAAGCCTGGTGGACGACATGGACCAGTTCCTGGCCGTCACCGTGTTCTCTTCCTATACAGGCACCAACATAGACATGCACATTGCAGCACGGCCCAAGAGCCGTTGGCTGTCGCGCGGTTTCTTCAACGCATCGTTTGAGTTGCCGTTTAGGGTGCTTGAAGTGCCACGGGTCACGGGCCTTATCCGCGCGGAGAACCTTAACGCCCAGCGCTTTGTATCGAAACTGGGTTTTCAATATGAAGGGCGCATGCGCAAGGCTTTCTCGGATGGGCAAGACCTAGTGCTCTATGGGCTACTGCGTGAGGAATATTTAAAACATCCATGGAGTAAAAATGAAACTACAAGAGGAACTACGCTCGATGAAGGAAAGTTTTCCTTTCATGGAGGACCTGCTTGAAGCGGCTGCGCAGCGTATTGAAGACCAGAGACTGTGGCGTGAAGCCTGGTTAAATGCAGAAAAGAGAGTTGAGTTGTTGACACGTGAACTAAACGTGATAAACTTGACGCTCCACAATAGAAAGGAGAAAGAGAGCAATGACTAAAAAAGCCCTTACCCGAGAGCAGAAGGTGTTCAAGGAACTTGCCGCTTCAGGCAGATATGTGAACACCGGCAAGGTGTTGATTGGACTGACCTACCAGCCCAAGCCTCCACTGATGACGGACAGCGAAGAGCTTATCCAAAACCTTTTGCTAAACAACTACCGCCTTCTGGTCAGCGACCGGGCGGTGAGGTTATTTGCATCTGTATTGGTGCTGTGTATTGTCCTTGCTGCGTATTTACTGACATGAGAAAGCGCAGCAAATACCGACCCCGCGTCGTCCTTCAAAACCCTCTGGAGTTTGTGCTGTCAGGTTTTAAACCTGTCCGCGATCTGCCAGGGGTTTACATCGACGTACAGATCAAGAACCGCGAAGCCCTGGAACAGATCAGGAAGGGCGACGCAACCAAGGAGAACATTGACATGCTGATCGGCGCGTTCAACATCACTGAAGCGCTGGCCATCATGGGCAAAGGTCACGACTGGCTCGACGAGATTAAGCAGGGGCAAGACGCCCTGCTTGCTTTATCACGACGCGGCGTGGCCAACGGAATGCGGTTCATCATGACGGCCAGGCAGTGGGAAGCACTGAAGCTGGTGATGGACCTGCATGAAGAGCAGTTGGCGCATGCCACTGTGCATGACATAGAGAAAGCGCACAACCATGTACTGGCGGTTATCCGCCAAGGCAAGGCACGTGCAATCGTTCAAACTCAAAAGGAAACCACATGAATAAGTCTGACAAAATCCGCGAATACTTTCGCAAGTTCCCCGATGCCGAGGTGGCCAAGGTGGTTGCAAAGTTTCAGTCCTCCAAGCCCATGACGTACAAGCTGCGCAAGCAAGTGCAGGAAGAGTGGCAGCCGCCAGCATTGGCACCATTGCCCGAGCTTTTCCAAGAAGTTAGTGTGGAGGAGACCCTCGACGCACGTGCCCAGGACTACGGCACCTTCAGGGATAGCGCTGCGCTGATGCAAGGCATCAAACGACTGCTCGCGGACCACGCGGCCAAGCACGACAAGTTGTTTGCCGATGACCAGTGGGAAGCCTTAGAAATGATCGTGCACAAGATGGCACGCATTGTCAACGGCAACCCCGACAAGGTGGACAGCTGGGTAGACATCGCGGGCTACGCCACACTGATCGCGGACCGCTTGCAGGGTAACGCAAGGTAAGCCCAAAGATATGGCCAAGCGTTTTTTAAGCTACAGCCCCCTGTCTACTCGTAAGCTGGCGGCCTTGTCTATGAGGGAAGAGGACGGTAAAACTTTTTCTGAAATTGGAAAAGCGTTTGGAGTGTCTGTAACCCGCGCACGACAGTTTGTTAAGGAGGGGGTAAGGATACGCCAACGCTACGAGGAAGCTGAAGCTGAAAGGATAGAAAGTCACCGCTTTGGGTTAAAAGTTTACGAAGCCAAGATGCTGCTGCCTTTGTTAGAAATCTTAAAAGAGATTTCTACGTTAAAGGTTAAAAACTCTTGACAAGTATTTGTACGATACCTGTATAATTTAATTTCCAATCACAGAAAGAGAGAAAGAGATGAACTTTAATTTAAACGTTCACCGCGTCAAGAGCATCCGTTTGAGCGCGATCCGTTCTAGCCAAACCAACGACATGTATTCCGCCTCGCGGGACATCATCATTGAAACTGATGAGGGCAACTTTGAGTTGACCTTGTTCTCGGCATATGTTGGCGAGGATGATGACCAGGAGCTGCTGGAGGTGAAGGTATGACTGAAGACATGCCAATCACCTATTACAAGATGGGCAGCGAGCGGATCAAGACCCGCGCGCCACGGACCTTGACCGCTGGCCTGGTGCAATCAGGCGAGGCGTTCCTGGTCATCGACACCAATGCGATGCACATGGAGTTCCAGCGCCAGTTGTTCAAACACATCCAGGACGGCAACATCAAAGTGCAAGTAGCGGAGGTGGTCAATGACTGAATTTGAATCCACCTGCTGCGGGATTCCCTGCATCATCCGAGTGACGGACTGGGAGGGCTACATTCCTCCCAATCTGTCAGGGCATCCTGATAACTGGGCACCGTCTGAAGGCGGTGAAGGTGAGTGGGAAGTCCTTGACAGCAACGGCAAGCCCGCGCCCTGGCTTGAAGCAGAGATGACCGAGGAAGAGCGCGTCCGCATTGACGAAGAGGTTTTTGAACGCATGGAGAATCAAGATGAAGATTATTAAATACAAACGCCGCACCTTTAAAGATGTGGCAGCCGAGGCCTATGCCAAGGGTTGGAGTGATGGGCGCGAACAAGGACGCTAGGATGCCCAAAGCACGCCGGCTGCAGTGTCACTGCGCAAGTTGGCCTGGTCACGGATCACTAATATTTTTAAACAAGGAAACTGACATGAACAAGAAATCTATTGCTGAAATGCTTGACGAGTACTCTGACTTTTTAAAGGTCGAGTTGCCCGCAGACTGGACGCATCATGAGCACGACGTCCGCAATGAGACGCTAGAAGAAGTTGCCAGGGCCATTGCGGCGCTGCCTTTTAGCGACACCTTTGACTCTTTTGCAATTTGGATCAGGGCGCAAAAATCCGGTCCAGGAGGCCGTCATGAACTTTGAAGACTGGTGGTCCGAATTGACCAAAGCAGAACAAAAACACCTGGGGCTTGAATCCTCCAGGTTTGTCTGGGAAGAATGCCAAAAGTACACCTTGATGACCATTGAGGATGCGTGCAAGGCACAGGTGGCCTATGACCAAGGTTTCAAGGATGGCAGAGCACATTACGAGGTATACGTGGCGGGGTGGAGGCTGACCCCGGGCGTGCAGCCAGGGATGATTTGGATCAGCGACGCAGGTGGCGAGGGAGGAGACTTTCACATCCACGAGCTGGCCGAAGTCATCGGCAAGTTTTATGGGGAGAAATTCTGATGGCCTGCCCACCATGCACCAATGACTGCAACGAGGGAAGAAATTGTCCTGTACGAATCAAAGTACCAAGCACAATTGTTTTTCATGACTCCAATGTAGATTGGGTAATGCGTATCACTGCCGACCGCCGCATTGAAGTTAATGAAGGGGTTGAAGTAACTGCGGCGGCGCAAAAAGTCTTAGATGCCATGCAGCAGTTGTTGGCATATGGGTTAGATAAAGCCATTGCCGCTGAACGTGAAGCCATAGCAAAGGTAGCAGATGGATGGCCCGACTACGATGTAGAGGGATTGGCAAAAGCCATCAGAACAAGGGGGCAAGCATGAGCCAAGAGCCTGTGGCGTGGGGTGTATTTGAAGGCAACTTGCACGATATGTTTTTTACGCAGGAAGAAGCGCAGGAGATGGCAAGGTTAAAAGGAAGTCATGCGGAAGTGAGACCTCTCTACACCACCCCACCACAGCGCACATGGGTAGAACTGACGGATGAGCAGATGCTTGAGTGCAACATGGACGGCGACTTTGTAGTTGACCGCGAGATAGCCAAGCTCAATGTGCAAGCCAAAATAAAGGAACTCAACACATGAAACTATACGGATATGTTTGGACAAAAGACAAGCACGAACCCAAATTCTTTTGGTTTGAGAGTGAGGCTAGGGATGTGCAAAAAGACTTTGGCGGCGAAGTCGTGCCTGTCTATAAATGATTGACAAAATCATTCTCAGTGCAGTGCTAGGCACAGTGGGGTACAACGGCTTATTCCCCGACCCGCCACAGCCACCAAACCTCTTACGCCTTGGCAGCTGCAGCTTAAGGCAAAGGCCGCATCAAAGAGCGCGGTGTGCAACAAGAAGAAGCAAAGCAAAACAGTAAAGCAATTATGTCAACGGTGGGGCAAGGAGCCCAACACATGACAAAGATGATTCATCCCCTGCCACGAGACTATTGCCTCTGCCAACCCGTCAACGTGGACGCAAAATGTCAGAATTGCAGACGCTGGAGCGAACACCCCGACCAGACCTACGGACCACGGACCGCGTTTATCCAAGTGGCAAACAGTAAGTCAAAGGCCTGCTGCTACTTTCCCATTTCCCTTTTGAAGGAGACAACATGAGACCCGCTATCTTTTCAACAGAAAACCCACCTGTCCCCGTTACCTGCGTAGAAACTCTTGAGTACATCGCCAGTCTGCGCAGAAGAATCGAAGTGCAAAACGACCAAATGGAGTTCCTGGTGGCCCAAGCACAGGAGTTCTTGAGGAAAGCCGAGCACTTGGAACGAGAGGTGGAGAAACTCTCCCTGGACTTGGGCATCCGACAAGGGAACGTCCGCCGGGCACCTGGGTGGAGGTCAACCAATGACCACCCCGTCTCTTGCAGAGATTGTCCAGGCCCTTGATCCACGGCCCATGGTTCAAGTGGTGATCATCACGGCCGGCGGGACAAAGTATGCTTTGATTGGGCCGGTGATTGACGACTGTGGGGAGGTGACAGGGATTGAGTTTGGCGAAGTCATGCCCATGGACGTGGCAGCCAAGATGTTGTCGGGGGAGCACCGGCAATGGTTGGCCGGGCAGTTGCAATGAAAAAACCCGCCAGGGTTGAGCTGGCGAGTTTCGAGTTGCAGTGGTTAAGCGGAGAGCTTATCTAGATTGAACCAATGACCATGGTCCGAGGCCCATACAAAGCTGCCGGCCGATGATTGAGTAAAGGCATACTGCCTTTTCTTCTCATCAAACCAGACCGCCGGGTAAGTACCATAGTCAATCCCCAGTTTGGCCAAGAGCTTGGTGGCTGCAGCCGCTCGGTCATGCCCTTGTTCAGGATGGCCAGGCGCTGGGGGGTCGAGTTCAATCCACACGCGATTGTTCGTGTTCATATAC